ATCCGAGGCTCTGTGTCATACACAGGGCTTATGCAGAGTGAGGTTCAGTCCATATGGACTGCGATGCACACTGCGTCCTTTCCTGCCTGTGTTCTCGTGATCTATAATCCGCTCACAGGTACTTCGAAGCGGTTCACGGCATTTATTGAGGTGGGAGATGTTCCGAAGATCATTCATGACGGACATGCGAACGCTTGGGGATTCTCGTTCTCCTTCGAGGAGATCGATGATGCTCCTCCGGAGGAAACAACATGATCAATGCATCTCAAGACTATAGAGACATGATGAGTTCTTCTCCTGTTCTGAATAGCAGGATGGTGATCACCATCACGAATGGTGATGGTGATCAGTACATCCTCTATGATAAGGATATAGTGAGCGGTTCGTTCGCTATGAACTGGAGATCCTCGAATAACTCTACACTCTCTCTTGGCACATGCTATTCGGCATCGCTGAACTTCTCTGCTTTCCAATTCATCAAGACTGAGATAGAAGGTAAGATGGTGATGGTCTATCCGTCCATCATATATAAACTGCCGAACAACGAAGAGGAGACGATCGCTCTTGGTGTCTTCAGATGTGCAGAGCCGAAGAATTTCGGACGCACAACATCCTACGAGTGCTATGATCTTATGCTCGCTCTTGACAAGGAGATCCCGACAAGGTTCGTGGGTACTGCATACCAGTGCTTAGACTATATCTGCGATAAGTGCGGAGTGGAACTGGGAAGCCAGTCCACAGAGATCAACAACATGCCGAACGGATCTACGCTCCTCGCAGTCGATCCGCAGAGGGTAGGGACATACAGAGATGCTCTGTCATATATTGCCATCGTTCTCGGAGGCTATGCCCAGTTCGGTCGGGATGGGAAACTGTATATCAGACATTTCCATTATGAATCCGACATGTCTCTTCCGAGAAAGAGAAGGATTAGATCGTCTTTTGCCGGATACAAGGTGCAATTCCAAGGTATCAAGGCTCGGTTCTTGGCTGACCAGAACTTCTATCCGTATGAGTATCTCGATCCTATCGTTAGGAACGGAACAGTCCTTGACGTAGGCGATATTCCGATCATAGAAGGGAATGAACAAGTCAAACATATCGTTCTTGCTAGAATCTATCAGGGTATAAGCAGACTCGAATACTATCCCTGTGAGATCACCTATGTCGGCGATCCGACCATCGAGGCAGGAGACATGCTCACGACTCCTGACAAGGAAGGCTATAACAGGAAGATCCTTCTGACATCGGTCGTGTGGAACTGGAGAAGGGAGTCTTCTCTTATGTCCGAAGGCTCGAATCCGCAACAGGGAGCGGTCTCTACACAGGCAAAAAAGACCTCTCAGACTATTACGGCACAGTCGAATGCATTGGCGGTGGTCACAGCGACATATGTGAATGCCGGAGGTATTTCCGTAGGCTCGGAGAGTGGTACAACAGTCACATCTCTTCGGTTCGTGGTCAACAAGGATCTGACAGCGATCTTCGGAGCAGAGATCCCTGTATATTCCACAGGCGATGGATATGTCAAGATCACCTATAAGAATGATGGGATCACTGGCGATGTCGTTCGGGCGAGAGTACACGCAGGATACAACCTGATCACGCTCGTAAATCATATCTACTACGATTCCGGATCGATCGTTCTGCTGACACTCGATGCAGAAACAGAGGCTCTCACCGATGGAGGAACTGCTCCTACACTGACGATCTATCAGAACACAATCAGATCCTATGTCTTCGCACAGGGTATTGAGACCGAAGTTCCTTGGGATGGTATCATCACTGTTTCCGATGAGATTCCATATATCGAACAGGTTCTCGCTCTGTACGGAATCACGGAGGGCATCACGATCGGTTCGTATGATAGTCTCGACAACGATCTTTCTGCTGTCGTGTCTGCAATCTCGATGGGTGTGCAAGTTCGGCAGATTTCTGATACAATGACACTAGAAATGATCTATGGAGATCAGGTCATCCGATGCGGATGGGGACAGAGGGCAGGCATGGACAGAATGCTTGCTCCGTGGTCTCCTTCTTCGTGAGGTAGTAATATATGGATGGATACGGAGTAAGAGCAGGACGATGGCTGATACATCAGGACGGAGGGACGCTCCACATGTCTCTCTATCTTGATGACAGGATCGTAGAAGAATGGGACGGTGAGAAGATATACTCGTTCGAGGAACTGCATGAGATCCTCATGGTCAGATCCTATGAGAAATTAAGGAGTGAAAGAGATGTCGTATCAGAGTAAAACATGGGTAGATATGCGAGCGCAATACCCCACTAGATATAAGATCACGCATAGCGATCTTACGCAGGAACAGGTCACGATCGCCAATGATTTCGGGACAGTAGTCGAGGGCGATGTATTCGATGAAACGACTATGAATAACCTCGAAGGTCGAATCGCATCTGCTTTTAGTGATGTTGATGACGATCTCGAAAATGCGTCCGGTATGAACATCGCTGAAGAGTATGATCCTACATCGACCTATGCGGTCGGTGATTTCTGCGTTCACGATGGAATACTCTATAAATGCTCTACGGCAATCACTTCCGCAGAGCCGTGGACAGTGGCGCACTGGTCTCGCACCTATGCCACGGACGAAATCGCAGGAGCGTCCTCTCTTCAAGGTCTGTCAGATGTAAACATCTCCTCTCCTACTAACGGACAGGCACTTGTCTATGATGCTACTTCTTCCAAGTGGGTCAATGGAGCAGGAGGCGGTGGTTCTTCCGCTTCGGGTGTATATATCGGTACTTGCGACACAGAAGGAAACGTGGCACAGAAAGAAGTCGTGGTGTCCGCAGACCAAAATTTCGTCCTTGAGAAGGGGACGACTATCTGTGTAAAATTCACAAATACAAACAGCGCATCGAATGTTACTATATCGGTTAATAATGGCACGGCTTATCCTATATGGTATAATCTCGGTGTTTATACGGCTTCGAGTGATAATATCGTAGGACGAGCAAACAGGCAAATCACCTATATTTTCGATGGTTCTTATTGGATGTGGGCAGGAATGGGATATTTTTATTCATATTCCAACATGACACAGTCAGAAGCACAGGCAGGAACGGCAGTAACAGGACGGCTTGTGCCTCCGACTATCCTTAAAGAAGCCATTTACTATCACGCTCCGTCCGCTGTCAGAACCGAACTGACACAGGCAGAATATGATGCGCTTTCCACAGCAGAGAAGAACAACGGCACTATCTACTTCATCACGGATGCACCGAGCAACCCTGTGGACTATTCCACTAGCGAGAAGGTCATCGGGCATTGGATAGATGGCTCGACACTGTACGAACGGACGTTTGACTATAATCTTTCGGATATGTCGGGAGGCAGTCAGCAGGAATCTTCCATTGTCGGTCGTTTCGACCTTCCGCATGTGAATTACGACAACATTTGGATAGAACAGGCGTACATTCTGAACGATTCGCCTTCGGCATCGTTTTCGATGAAATCTCTTCCTCTTCCATCTATTCAGAACAATAACACATACATCCGAATCTACATTCAGAAGACGGATGCGAACGATGGTTATCCGTTCATCTTCATTGATGTGCAGTGGTCAATTAGTCAGTTATTTAATAATAGAGCGAATATTCACTATGTTTTCACTCTGCGATATACTAAATCATCGAGTTAAGGAGGGCGAATATGGGACAGATAATGTTGAACGGAAACGCATATGCAGGAGCGGATGGAGGTGCTTGTGGCTGTTTCGTGGACACGGGTAATGTCATCAAGGCTAATTCGGCAATAATAGACTTTCCGTATGTCGCTACACAAGACTGTGCGGTATATGTATCTGTATCGGCTACGAATGTTGGTGTATTTTTCTCGGTCGATGGAGAAATTTTATACTCGCATAATTCTTCCGCTTCGTTCACATACACGAATACTATTTTCCTTCGCAGAGGACAGAGCCTTGACATGATGCAGACAGCAGGAACACTGTCATCTTCGAGTTACACAGTATATGGAGTGATTCAAGGTCTTGACAGTACAACACAGGACAGATACTCCACGAGCGAGAAGGCGGTCGGTGTATGGGTAGATGGCTCGATAGTATATGAGAAGTCATATGCTGGTACTATTTCATCAACTCAGCAGACCATCGAGGATTTTGGTCAAACCACTATTACGATGGTTAGCGGTGTAGGCATGGTGGCAAAAACGACTGGTTCACAGATGGCTTTCGGCATGTTGCCGAGTGCAACGAACTGGCAGAGCGGTTTACACATAACATCAAATACTCTGAAACTGTTCACTACCAATGAAGTGAACGGAGGAACATATCGAATCACCATCCGATATACCAAGGCTTCGACATAAGGAGGAATATTATGAAACTGATAGACAAGATCGCCAAGGCGAATCAGAATAACGAGACCATGTATCTCAAAGGTCATGCAAGACTGGTCATGGAGGATGTCAGGGACGGATCACAAAAGGTCATTGAGAGCGATAATATCGTTACGAATGCGCTGTCCTCTATCCTGAATCATAACCACGGTCTTTTGAACGATTATAGGACTCTCATGCCGTTCAAGAAGGTCTATGAGGGATGCCTCCTGTTCGCCGATGAGATCACAGCGGACTCGGATAACTATAATCCTCCGAATCAGTTAGTGAACAGCCTCACAGCGCATGCCGGAAACACTGCTCCTGAACAGGGATACACAGGCACGAGAAGAGGCTCTCCAGTAAGGAACGAATACGACACTGGGGACGATTATTATAAACAGGTATGGCTCTGGGACAACACACAAGGCTTAGGATTCGTCCGCACTATCTCATTATGTGGTTCGTCTCTCGGAAACATGGGTCTTCTTCCTGCGGATTCCTCTCTCAATGCATGGTCATCTCTTGCCATGAGTAACGAGATCGGAGCGATCTCATGTCTGACGATGACAAGAACCGAAGCGATGAAGAGACCGATCAGCATCGATTCCGATGGCAAGACAGGTAAGGCTATTTGGTGGACATCCTCCGAGTTCGAGGAGATCACAGTCATTCACGACTGGAATAAATATGGCATTGTCCGGAATAACACGACATGGACGGAAGGCACGAGCCGTTCTACGGATCAGATCAGATCCTTCACGAGAGGAAAGGCTTCTCTGTTCGAGGACGATGACTACTACTATCTATATGAGGTCACAGATGCTACATCCCTGAAGATCGATAAGATCAACAAGTCAACCTTCGCAGTCACGCAGGCTGACATCTCTTATAGTGGGATCTCCCTGTGGACAGGATCTGTCGCCGATAACGCAGGAGCATACTGGCTCATGTGTATCCCGAGATTCGCCTATGATGGCAAGTATCTATATCTCCCGAACTCTGATGCCAATGGATTCATCGCAGTCAACCCGAATGACAATAGTGATAAACTCGTTCTCGATGGTACAGTATCCGTCAGGGCATCTATCCCGATGGCAGGACTCTCATCCACTTGCATGAGACCGATCGTGATCTCACAGGGTCTTGTGTATGGCGAGAACTATCTGATCAACGGAGATACAGTATATCCTATCGCCAATATCGTTCCTGCATACGATTCAGAGACAGCCACTAGACTCAGATATATGGATACTATCCGTCAGGGTGCGTCTGTATATTGCATGCCGTTCCGAGGTGATACGAACGGAACACGAGGGCAGGGCGATGCGTACCTTCAGATGACGCTCAATACGATCAATGTCCTTCCGGCTCAGATGGAGCATAAAAATAATCAGACAATGAGACTAGAATATACCTGCACTGAAGTATGATGGTATAATGAATGTGAAAGGTGGTGAACTTCACACATGAAAATGAGTAACAAGGTCTATGACGTACTAAAGTACATCGCACAGATCGTTCTTCCGGCTCTTGGCACATTATACTTCGCATTAGCGCAGATTTGGGGTCTGCCATATGCGGAACAGGTAGTCGGGACGATAACGGCAGTAGATGCCTTCCTAGGAGCAGTTTTGCGGATCAGTACGATCCAATATGAGAGTGATCTCGGAGAGGGTGAGGATGATGCTTGAATCTATTGTAGTCGCTTTAATTACTGGAGGTCTATCCCTTGCAGGGGTTATGTTCTCCGTCTTTGCCTCTTCTCGGAAGACACAGGCGGAATTTGACAAAAATCAGGCAGTCATGAATGAGCGTATTACCGAACTAACTAGGGAAGTCCGAGAACACAATAACTTCGCACACCGAATCCCACTGGTCGAGGAACAGGTCAAGAGCCTGAATGACAGACTCTCGATCATGGAACAGTCAACAGTCATCAGAAAGGTCTGATCCTATGCCAAGGTTTATAAATAAAGGAATGATGGGATATGCACGATATATGTGCGACTATAACTCTCCCTACTGGTTCGGAGTGAAGGGATTCATTTGCTCGGAAAAACTGTATCAGGTGAAGAAACGTCAGTATCCTTCGCAGTATCCTCCTCAAAAGTGGACAGAGGAGTCATTCCGTGTTCAGTATGGAAAGAAGGGACACGACTGTTCGGGTCTTCCTGCCGGATACCTTATGAGTCCATGTATCGATGATGGTGGGATCTGCACAGATCCGCTGAAGCCTTCCGTCTATAACCCGAGATATGACATCTCAGCGAATGACCTGATCGAGAAATGCAAGGAGAAGGGAGACATCTCTACTCTTCCCGAGATCGAAGGTCTGATCCTGTGGCGAGATGGTCATGTCGCTCTCTACGATGGTAATGGCTACTGCATCGAGGCTCGTGGTCATGCGTATGGCACTGTGCGTTCTAAGGTGTCTGAGAGAGGTTTTAAGAAGTGGGGAAAACATCCTGACATCGAGTATATCTCCGATGAGCCAAAGAAGAGATACTGCAAGCCGATCGCAGAGGTTCTGACCAAGGGCGATCACGGAACAGCAGTCAAGGTTCTTCAGTCCTGTTTGAATCTTCAGGGATACTCGCTCTCGGTCGATGGATCATACGGAAACAAGACGGACGAGGCTGTCCGTGATTTCCAGTCCAAGAACAAGATCAAGAACATCGGCACAGTCGGTGTCCGTACATGGGACAAACTGATCAAATAGTCTCGCAGAGCATTTTCATTTGCTCTCCTTAATTGGTCTGTGAGAAGGAGATCCTCTTCGGAGGATCTCTTTTTATGGTATAATATAGGTGATGCCGAGCCTGATAGGGAATAGGCACTATATGTGGAGCGCATGCACTAGGCAGGTTCGAATCCTGTCGGCATCTTCAGAGATCCTTCGGGATCTCTTTTTATTTTGTAACATAATTGTAATATAAAACTGTTGTTTTCTGCCATTAGAATGGCTATAATATAGACATAAGATAAAGAAAGCGAGGACACGGACATGACAAAGATTAACGGCTATAACAGATTCGAGGTAAAATTCGAGGACGGAACAGAAATCACTTTTATCAATACTCTCGAAGGAATGCTGATTCTCATTAGCGAGAAATACATCAAGGAACACGGAGAAGCAAAAGAAGGGTATCTGTTGAATGACAGATTCTATGGAGAAGAGAAGGAGAGGATCTTTTGATCCTCTCCGACCGGAGAAGATTACACAGGAGGATAAGACCATGAAAAACTACTTCGTAGAATTTACAAATGGATCGTATGAATGGTTCGAAGCAAAGACGGATGACAGTGCTTTTAATAAGGCTTGGAAGATGGCGAAGAAGGAAGAGACAGGAGTCAGGTATCTCTCTGAATGTTTCGAAGAATCAGAGGAAGACAGACTCATCTATAAGCGATAAGGAGGACAAGACCATGACAACATTAACGATCAACCTGAAGGACTACGAGTCTCCGGCATTTGATGAGAAGGTCGCATACATCGACTGTTGGTACGATCGCCATGAGAGGCTGTGGGTGCTTCAGAAGATGAATAAGGAAGGCTATCAGATCGGGAATGCCACATACATTTGGGGCAAGAAGGACGCACTGGAGTACAAGAAGCAGATGGAGAAGGAGGAAGGATTATGCTGACATTCACAGAGGTCAACCTGACCACCAAGACGATCGAGACTAGGTACAGAGGACGCAGATTCATGATCGACATCGTGGAGAGCGAAGGTCGTATCGAGGCATGGCTCTACATGCCGGACATGGGAGTAAAGGATTACATGTTCGGTGTGATGAAGGCAGATCACTCGAAGGAAGAGTTCCTCGATATGGTCAAGGCGAACTTCAACGGCTTTGGAAAAGACTACATCATGGATCACTGCTATTGAGGAGGAACAACATGACAGCAATTCACACTATGGACGATCTTCGACAGTTACAAGCGATGCCACTGTCGATCAAGATTAGAATGACAGAACAGCGCATCAGGGAATGGGTACGAGAATACGGAGAGGA